ATTTAATATTGGTACTGGTATTGCAACAAGTTTTCAAACTATTGGAGAATTAGTAGCTAAAAGATTTAATGCTAATATTGAATACATTGCAATGCCTGATACACTTAAAGGACAGTATCAAGAATACACTTGTGCTGACATAAAAAAATTAAGTAACATAGTGAACATGAACTTTACAACTCCAAAGGAATTTATAAATGGATAATAAAACAGAACCTACAAGATTAAGTGGTGCGGTACAAAAAGGATGGGGATACGAACTTATCTGGGCTACTACTAGTGACTATTGTGGTAAAATTATGTTCTTTAATAAAGCCGGTAATAAAACAAGTATGCACTTTCATAAAGAAAAAGATGAAACTTGGTTTGTAAATAGCGGACAATTTAAAGTGCGTTACATTGATACTAAAGATGCAATGCTATATGAAAAAGATCTTATTGAAGGAGATGTATGGCACAATCCTCCGTTGATGCCTCATCAATTAGTAGCAATGTCAGACGAAGCTAGTATTACTGAAGTAAGCACAGCCGACAGTGTAGAAGATAACTTCCGCATAGGACCTGGCGATAGTCAAGCATCAGCAAATGAGTGATTATAAAATTTCTTGGACCGATACGCATGATGTGCAAGAAACAAAAACAGTGCCAGCATATGATAACACTAACATTGCGCCTAGGTGTGTTATTGGTTTAGATAGAGACGGTGTTATTAATATTGATAGAGGCACTTACACTTATCGTCCAGAGGACTTTGAACCTATTGAAGGTAGTTTACATGCTATTACAAAACTACGATACTTGGGACATAAAATTGTTATAATTACAAATCAAGGCGGAATTTTAAAAGGACTTTTCACTTCAGATGATGTTGAGGCTGTTCATAGTCATATGTTTGATCTTTTAGCACAAGCAGGATGTCCAACTATTGATGCATTATTTTATAGTGAAAGTAGTTTACGTAGTGATCCGTATGCAAAGCCTAATACTGGCATGTTTAAGCGATGTGAGAACGAAATTAAACATATTAAGTTTAAGCAAGGATATTATGTAGGTGATAAAATATCTGATCTTAAAGCAGCATTTAAGATGGGTGCAAGACCTGTACTAGTACGCACAGGGTATGGTGAACAAACTATTAAAGAACTTAATAAGTTTACTAATCAAAAGATAAAGAAAAAAACCATCGTATTTGATGATCTTTTATCGTTTGCTAATTGGTTAGAATCTAAATATGCGTAGCGCCAGTTTCTAATACTAAATTAAATGACAAACTAATACGATCGTTATCAGTTTTGTTTTCATTTACGCCGTGATCTAAAAAGCTAGGCCACATTACTATTCTTCCTTCTTCAGGATTATATTGCTGTTCGTGTGCAAACGACGATCCAATTGGGTTGCACTTTAATGCTTTATTAGCATTTCTAAAAACTATATTACCATCTTGCCCGTTTGTTTTAAACCAGTATACTCCGCTAATATGGCTAGTACCGTGATCGTGTATGTGCGCATGCAATCCAGGAGTAGTTAGTGTTAGCCAAGATGATATGATTGCAGGACGATAACGTTCACCTACGTTCATATGTTGCATATAGTTTCCACAATGGTGTATAATAGATTGTTTAACATTGACCATTTTTTCATAGTCTATTATAGATTGACTAAAATCACCTTTATTAGATAATTGTTGTTCACTAGACATCCAGACTGGATTTTGTCCCCATCCGTCTTCTTTGTATAGTTTGTCAACTGATTGTTTAATATCCCATTGTGCATGTTCAAATTCGCCATCTACTAACTTATGTGTATATAACGGTGTTTCGAATAGTGGAATTATTAGTCCTTCTACATTAGGCTCTAGCATTGTGTTCTACCTTTACTAACATTTGTGTTTTAGGAAAATACATATAATTAATTCCTGAATTATATAGTGTACGCATTGCATCATCGATAGTTTCAACTAATGGTTCACCGCCTAAGTTAAATGATGTATTAAATAATGCTGGTACACCTGTTTGTGATTTAAATTCGTTAATTAAGTTGTACCAATGTTCATTTGTTTCTTTAGTAACAGTCTGAATACGGCATGTACCGTCTACATGGATAACAGCTGGTATCTTTTCTTCAACACCTGGTTGACAATTTACAGCATACATCATACTTGGCGAATCTTCCATGCCACGTAAATCAAACCAATCATGCACATCTTCTTGTAGTACTGATGCAGCAAAAGGTCTAAAGTATTCTCTTTTCTTAATTAAATTAACAAAGTCTTTACCATCTGGCATTGTAGCATCAAACATTAAACTTCTATTACCTAATGCTCTAGGACCGTTTTCACAGCGTTCTTGATATAGTGCTACGATATTTTTCTTTCTAATAGTATCAATAACTTGTTTGTAATCAACATTATATTCTACAGTACCATTATACTTACTAGCACATTCTATAATTTCTTCTTCTGTAATACTTTGTATAGGTCCTAAAAATAAGTTTTCGTTTTTAGGCCTAACTCTGTCATCTTGTGTAAGCAAATGATAATGATATAATGCAGCTCCTATTGCTGTGCCTGCATCAGTTGAAATAGGCTCAACATATAATTTAACATCTGCTGGTAAATGCTTTAGATAAAAATAGTTTGCTACACAGTTAAGTCCGTAGCCTCCACTTATTACTATATTTTTATTACCTGTTTTTTCAATTGTTTTTAATATTAAATCAAGCACTAGCTGTTGAGATTCTGTTTGTACATTATATGCCATATTTCTTCTTGACTGTAACAATGTTAAATCTTCGCTATTAAGTAAATCTTCAATTTTTTGTATTTCTTCGTCTGAAGTACTATCGTCTATAACTGATAAAAGCTCATCAGGGTCTTGTACTCTGTCACACAACTCTGGATATAGTGCATCATTTACTTTAGCACCATTTGGATACGTAGGCATTATAACATCTCTGTTTCCACTAATGCTATCATAAATTTTTGGCGCTTTGTTTGGTTCACCGTACGGAAATAATCCCATAGTCTTTCCGGCTTCAATACTGTGCCATCCACAAAACTGTGTTACAGCTTCGTATGCTTTAACTATGCCAGCCTTATCATCTACTAATACTTCAATACCGTTATCATGATGTTCAGTTAGCCAAGGCCCGTTGCCGCCAAAGTGTTTGTATAATTCAACAAAGTTATCTGGGTATGATGCATGATACGCACTTTCAACTTCCCACATTGTCTGGCCGTCATGTCTAGTAGCGTATGTTCCAGCACCATCAACGATAATAACATTTGCTGTTTCAAACCCACTTCTATAAAATGCACAAGCCGCATGACTTCTATGATGTTGTTGCCAATACTCAACAACTTGGGGATGATTCTTAGAAGGGTGTCCTCCTTCAATTAATCCAATCTTTCTTGCTAATGAAGTATACGGATCTTCTGCTGTGTAATCTGTAATATTTTCATCAGCATGCGTATGTGATATAACTAAAAAGTCAATCTTGTCAGTATACTCTAAAATTTTAATAATACTAGCAAAAGGTGTTCCGTCATATTTTGCTCTAGTAAGACGTTCTTCTTCAATTGCAAAAACTATCTCACCATCTTTAAGAAGACAAACACCTGCATTATGACCTCGAGCAATACCTGCTATATAACCTGTTTGTGTTGACATATGTTTTCCTTTAAGAAGTAACCTTCTTGGCTCCTAATTTATCTTTAACGTTGTTTACTATCTTATTAATAGTTTTATCGGTTAACTTCATCAAATATTCGTTATTCTTTTCAATCCTAATATCGTAAGTCATGCGTATTGGAGAATACATTTTTTTCCCAATGCCATTGTCAATAATCTCTAAAGTACTACCGCTAGTATAAGATGTATTTTCTGGAAAAGTACTACCAATAACAACAGTACCCGGTTTTTCAATTGCGTGTGCAATATGTTGTCCTACACTATCACAACCTATAAAATAATCTGCAGCATGAATAATTGCTGTCCATTGTAGTAGAGTAATTTCTTCTGGAACAACCACTCCTTTTGGTAACCCGGGTATTTTAAGTTCACCCATCATTATAACAGCATAGTCTTTGTTTAATTCTTCAACTAGTTGTATAATATCTTCAGTTTCAAATGATCTGCCGCTTTCGTCTAGTATATAGTTGCCTTCTGCTTTTGCTGTAGATCCAAAAGGTTGGAATACTACAAACTTATCTTTTTTAGTATGACCGTTTATTTCTTGAAAAAGATTTTGTGCTACTAGTGCATCTGATTTACTAATAAACATGTTATAATCTTTGTCAGCAGGAACTTCTTCCGGCGGAGTATCATAATTAATTAACATATCAAACGCTTGTGTAAGATTGCATTTTTGATTAAAGTAAGCATTTAGTCTATATGGCTCAGGACTTATAACTTCTCTATCTCTTAACTTTTCTATTAGGTCTGAATGATCATGCGGATAAACATTGTGCATTATTGCTTTGTTTAGTAAACATATTTCTAACCAACCTTCTACAATAATTACTACTGTTGGATCAATATGTTTGATATGATGTTCTAGTGCAGGAATAGCACATAATACTCTACCTGCGCCACCATTAATGTAAAATGCTTTTTTCATTAAATTATAAATCCTCTTTTCTAATTTATAATATTTATAATGATGTTTTTTTGCTAGTGCATTAACTGGCTTACGTTAGGTCGTAAAAAAAGGCCTGTTGCCAAGCCTTTTTTAAATTTAGTTATTAGTTATCAGGAACAACCAGATGGCAGTTGGTCAATTGCTGCTTGATCTGCGTCAGTTCTATCTGCAATCATAATAACATCAAATGCAGGGTCTTCAAACTCTATATCGCCGACAGCTTGTTGATCTGGAGATAATGGAAATCTAACTAACCAATTAGGTACATCTGCATAAGTTACTGGAAAATCACGAAGTTTTTGTCTATATGTTAGCCATGCTGCTTTTATATCGTCTGGCATATCTGGTGCAAGTCTTCCATCGCTTTCTAAAAGCATGCCGTCTCTATTAGCTCTTATAAAGTCATCACTTCTTTCTTTGTATTTTTCATAATCTCTAAATTTTAGAGGTGCTGTATAATCTTCAACAATTTGTACTTCATCATATATCATAATAATATCAGTTGGATCAGTAACTACTATATTAGGATCATCAGCAGGGCCAACACTAACTTCATATTCTTTTGGCGTCCAGTGTGAATATAAAATCATAATTTTAATATAATCTTCGTCTGATTGAGGTACAAATTCAACTACAGTTTCGTCTAGTGCTCTTGACTCCACTGGCGGTAAATCTTCTGCTGTGAATGAGTTCATTACATGACCATCTTCATTAAGATAAAGCCATAAGCTGTCTGGCCCTATGTACTCCTGAGTACTTGTTTTACCTAAAGTTCTAGTAGGTAAATACAATTCATCTGGCATAGGGTATGTAAGTGTTCTTGTCATATCATTATCTCCTTAGGTGTATGTTACTTTTGCTACGCCGCCGTTGCCGAAGCTACCCCAGCAAGCACTACTTGAACCAATTCCGTGTCCTGCGCCACCGCCTCCTGGCCATAGAGCATGTGCTGAACAGCAAGCTAAGTTACCTACACACCAGTCTTTTCCGCTTACGCCGCCGTGTCCACTACCTAACGGACCAGTTGCTTGTCCTGCTACTGTAAATGTGTGCTGACAGCAACTAACACTTTTCTTCATAGAACCTGATGTTCCTCTGAATTCAATGTCGCCGCCGAATGTTGCTTCGTTACAATAACAGTTAATCCAACCTGCGTTGTACTGTCCTTTGTTACACTGTGTGTTACCAATGTAACAGTTATAACAACCACTTGCAACATCATATGGTGTTGATCCGCCCATGCCACCTTGGGCACAGAAATTACTTAATCCACGTCCTTGTACATAAGACTTACAACCGTGTCTACAGTTAACTCCACAACGACAGCAACAACTACAACTTGACGATCCAGCTGCACAAATTCTATATCCACAACCGTTTGCAAAACAACTTGCTGATTTTCTTAATACTTTTGATGTATAGTTGCCGCCGTTGCCGCCGACACCAATATCATAGTCGCCACCTGATGATCCGCCTGGTCCGCCACCTGATAAAATTTCAAATTTAACTGATGTAATACCTGTTGGAATTGTCCAGTAACAACATCTTCCGCCGTTGGTTACACTCCACTTACTACCGCTGTATACCCAAATTTCGTTGTACTGTTGTAATGTTTCAGCTGTTGTTCCGTTTGGAAATGTAATGCCAGCGCTGTTAATTTCTGTTGCCATTTTAGTTATCTCCCTTTAATGTATTTATTTCTTGCTTTAATTCTTTAATTGCTTCTATCAATAAAGGAACAAGTCTTTCATATTGTACTGTTTTGTAGTCTAGATCTTTTTCTTCTGACTTACTGTTTATTGGTGCGTCTTGTACTACTTCAGGCATAACTTTCATTACTTCCTGTGCGCTAACACCAACTTGTTTGTGGTCGCCTTCAAAGCCTAATTCTTTAGCTCTGTCGTTACCTGTATAGTAATAACCATTTAGTTGCATCACTTTATCTAATGCACTGTCAATTTTACCGTCAAAGTCTTTTAAGCGTTCATCTGAGTAGTAAGCAATAACTTGGTTAGTGGCTCTTATTTGTCCGTTAACTTCCATACCACTACTAAAGGTGTTTATCTTTTCAGCGTTATCATAGTATAAGCGTGTTTCACCGTTCATAATGTGTTCTAGCACCCAGTGATTGTTTACATCGTCGTACAACCCCATAGTACTTGAATTGTCATGCATGAATACAGCACGACCACCAATTGAATAACCTTCCCAGCCAGCGTGTGCGCCACCGTCGATTTCAATCGAACCGTAGTTACCACTTACTGGACGGAAGTATCCGTTACCTGTATCGCCTAGTCTAACACCTGTGGTGTTAATTGTCATTTCGCGACTACCGCCTGTGTAGAACGAAAGTGTATCGCCTTCAAAGTCAATATATGTGTTTGTATCGCCAGTGTGTCTAATGTAACGTGCAACATCTAAGTTACCGGTTACGCCAAGGCTGCTAAAATTACCAGTGCTTGCTGTTGTTGAACCAACTGATATATTGTTAATTGATCCGCCGCCTGCTGGTGATAGTGTAACAGTACCTGAACCAGTTGGTGATAGTGTTACGTTAGCATTTGCTGGACTTAGGTTTACAGTCGAGCTTGCAGCAACTGTCGTAAATGATCCTGTGCCGCCTGAAATGTTACCAATAAAGCCGCCGCCGGAGTAAACTTTTTTAGCAATACTCGCGCCGCCTTCTACTCTTAAAATACCAGTGTCACCAGTTGCATTTGATGCGTCTGTTGTACCAGTAATATCTACAGTTGAGTTAGCATTTAATGTTGTAAACGATGCCGCTGCTGCTGTTGTAGAGCCAATTGTTGTATTTTGAATACTACCTGCAAATAATGCTCCGTTAATTCCAACGCCGCCGTCTACTTGTAAAGCACCTGTATTAACACCAGTTGCTGCTGTAGTATTTGTAACGCTTACAACGCCGGTTGCTCCTACTGTTGTAAAGTTACCTGATGCTGCTGATGCGCCACCAATTGGTCCTTCAAGACTGCCTGCGTATACTGCGCCACTAATACCTGCGCCACCTGTAACAATAATACTACCTGATGTAGTACTAGTTGATGCTCCGCCTGCTGTAAAGTTACCTGTTGCTGTACTAGTAAAAGCTGAAAATCTTCCTGCTGCCGGAGTTATTAATCCAACTGCAACATTGTCTAATCCACCCAATACATCGGAACTAATTGTTAATGTTCCGCCTGAGCCTATTGTAGTGTCTCCGCCTGGATCGATAGTTACTGCACTAGTTGCACCAGTTGGGGACATATTAATTGTTTGAGCAGCTGCTGTAAAGTCTAAGTTACCTGGAAACGCTGTTGGTTTTCCAGCTTCGCCTAAGCTAACTGATCCTGAAGCCGACGCTAGTGTTAAGTTACCAGTTGGTCGAATAGTTACTTGTGCTCCTGGTTGAATACTAACAGAACTTTGTGGACTAATATCTACTAGCCCTGAACCTGTTGGTTTAATTTCTACATTATTGTCTAACGGATTAAGTTCTACTTTACCGTCTGCATTTAATAAAGCATTTGTTGTTAACGGTAATTCAAATACTGTAGTACCAGCTAACGCACTTGTTAGTACGTAGTTTGCACCATCTGATGTTAATTGGTATGTTGAGTTAGTTGGAATCATTACTGAAGTTCCAATTGTAACACCGTTACCTGTAATTTGTCCTGCTGCTGTAGTTAGTGTGATCATACCATCAGTAGCATTGTAGTATGTTTGTCTGCTGCCAGGGAAGAAAACAGGACTTACCAAGGTTACTTCATAACCGGTTGTACCAGTTAAACTAATAATACCTCCGGTAAATGCGTAAGTAAAAGTTTGCTCTCCGTCAACAACTAGTGTTTGGGGTGCTGTATTATAACGTGCCATATTTCTCTTTCCCTATAATCTTATGTTGTCGACGTTTCAATACCGTAGACTGTACATCCAACATTAGCTAAGTTGGTGTATACTACTATATTTAGTCCGCCCTGTAACACTAAACCTGTACGCTCAAATACTCCATTTGGAATAAGAACTGTATCATACTCAATCCATTCCGAGTCTGCAGGTGTAGCTGTTGTTGCCATTGCTACACGTAAATTAATAGAGGTTGGATTTCTATTAGTTAGTGATATATTCGCAACAGCATACGTGCCTACTGGCGTTGTATATGCTGTTGTATTCGTTGTTGCCGGAATATCCGTGTTTCCAAGTCTTCCTGTTGCCATGTTCTTTCTCCGTTATGTTATCTTGCTAGGAAGAAGCCAAGTGCAACTGGTGCACCGTCTACTCCGCCTGTAAAGTTCATCTTTGCCTTAATATTTAGCTGTCCGCCGCTGGTAGTGGTTATTTCATCATTAGCAATAAACACTGTACCTGCTGTTAGTGTGTTAACGTTCAAGCTACTTTGTCCACCACCAATTTGTGCTGTAATGTAACTCTTAATTGCACGTTGTGTTGGAACAACACTATCACTATTAGCTGTAAAGAATGGATCTGTACTAAACTGTGTAATAATAGCTGAACCAATTCCTAGTCCAATACCGTTAAGTTGCAATGATTGCAAGCCTGCTAAGTTAAATGCATCTGCATCCAATGTAGCTGTACCTGTACTTTGCTGCACTCCAAACAATCCACCAACATTAAAGTTACCGTCTTGGTCTGTACTTGTAAAGAACACACGTCCACCGTTACTTGCTAGTTGCTGTCTTTCTTGTAGTGCTGTCGTAATATCCACATATGGATAATTTGTATCAGCTTGGTTACCAGTACCAATATACAAGAAGTCATGTCCTGTTAAGCGTACCTGTGAATACTTGTTAGTTGTAGTCATAAGCGTACCATCCAATGGTGCAACTAATGTTGTTAACCCTGGACTTAACTGGAATGTTGCTTTGTAATCGCCTTTGTCGCCAAGTACGTTACTAATAGCAACTAACTTGTAGAATGTTCCAATACGATCAGCAAACTCAATGTTTGATCCTGGTTCTGGTAAATCAAACAATCCTTTTACAGCAATAAATGTACTTGCTTGGAATAAGTCAGCTGCACCATCTCCACTAAGTTCAGTAGTAGCTGTTTGATAGCCTGTACCTCTGTTAGTAAATGTTGGGTTAGCTAATACTCCATCACCTTGTCTTGCATCTACTGGAGCATCAGTTGTTGAGTTAGGATCAGTAATTGTTATACTTGGTCCTGTTTTAAATGTTGCGCCTGTAAATGTTGCTGTTTCAACAACTACTGGTGTTCCGCTGTTAGCAATTAAACTTACCGTTAGCGTTGTACCATTTGGTATTGTATTAATATAGTATAGTGAATCATCTAATAAGTCTGCTGTAGTAACACCCTTAAACTTAATTTGTTGTCCAACTATCATATTTGCTGTTGAATTAACTGTAATAGTGTTTGTTGATGTAGTACTAACTGCTGTACCTTTTGGATAGTTTGATCCAGGTTCAATTATTCTAGTTTGAGTAATTGCACCATCTGCTTCACTTAGTCTACCTATTGTTTTAGCACCAGTATTAATTATTGCACCACCTGTTGACCCTGCGTCATCTGATAATGTAATCCATGTTGGAGTTTTATCTATACTTGCAAATGCTAGTGCATGCCAATCATCAACTGCTATAGTATCTTTAGTCCATGTTAGACCATCACTACTAGTAGCAATTACACCTGCTTCTGCAACTGCTACAAATACACCTTGTGCATATTTAAGTGTTGTCCAGGTTTCATTGCCTGGCAATCCTGCTGGCGATGCTACCCAAGTAACACCTTTATCATAACTAATTGCTGCTTCATCACTTGCGCTTGCTATAGCAACAAAACGTCCGTTGCCGTATGCCATACTTGCCCAAACTGCTGTTGCCGGTAAGTTGCCACCTGCTACCCAAACAATACCGTTTGCTGTTGTAAATGACTCATTGCCGCCGCCGTTAATTGCTACATAAACGCCTGCTCCGTATGCAACTCCAGTTAGTGTACCTGCACCAACTGTTGGTGTTGTACGTGATACCCAAGTACTACCATCTGTTGATGTTGATGCGCCACCAACGCCACCTGGTCCGCCTACAGCAACCCATGTTCCGTTACCGTATGTTACGCTGTTAAACGCTCCATTTGGTAAGTTTGAACCTGCTACCCAGTTGTCAGTAACTCCGGCTGTTGCTAGTATTGAAGCGTTTTCAGTTGTACCGTTTGCAATTGCTACTAGTTTTGCTGTTGTATCTGTAATAGTTACTGTTGGGTTACTTGTATAACCAACTCCAGTAATTGGAAGATCATCACCGTCTAGTGCAAAGTTTAATGATATAACACCGTTGTTATCCATAGTTGGTATTACAGATGCTTGTGTGCTTGCGCCGCCACCTGTTAGTGTAACTGTTGGCGCTGTTAAGTAACCGTTACCAAACGTATCAATAATTAGTTTAGTTACTTTGTCTGTTACTACTGTAATTGTTGGTACTGAAGTATAACCAGCGCCAGTACTTGTTATAATAATTTCTGTTATTACACCATTTAATACAGTACATATTGCCGTTGCGCCGTTGCCGCCACCACCTGTTAATACAATACTTGGCGATGAACTATAACCTTGTCCGCCGTTAACAATACTAATTGTTGCAACCTGTGTTGGTCCTGGTAATCCAATACTGTTTAGTTCACCTAATTTTGCTGTTAGTTCGGCTTTTGAGCCTCCTAAACCACCAACTATTGCTCTAGCTGTTGCACCAAAGCCTCCGCCAAATGCTGTGTCAACCCAGTTTGCACTAGGAACAGCTCCACCGTTTGCCCAAGTAGTACCATCATTGGAATATATAGTTCCTGTACCACTAGTGTTTAGCGCAACAAATCTATTGCTTATAGTGTCTGCTGTTGCATATGCTGTTGAACTATTTGTAGTTGTTGCTGTTACAGTTGT